ATGATGCAATCCCGTACACACAACTGCGGCGAGCTTCGCGCGCAGCATGCCGGTGAGCACGTCAAGCTCGTCGGCTGGATGGAGAACGTCCGCGAAGTCGGCGGCAGCCTCGCCTTTGTGGTGCTGCGCGACTTCTACGGCACGACGCAGATCGTCGTCGAGACGAGCGAGCTGCTCGCCCAGATCAAGGGCTACAACAAAGAGAGCACCATCTCCGTCGAGGGCACCGTGCGCGAGCGCGCGAGCAAGAACCCCAATCAGCCCACTGGCGACATTGAGGTCGTGCCCGAGAAGATCGAGCTGCTCGGCCGCTGCCGCTACAACTCCCTGCCGTTCGAGATCAACCGCAGCCGCGAGGCGGACGAGACCCAGCGCCTCAAGTACCGCTATCTTGACCTGCGCAATCCCGCCGTCAAGAAGAACATCATCCTGCGCTGCAACGTCATCGCCGCGCTGCGCAAGGCCATGATGGAGCACGACTTCCTCGAGATCACCACCCCGATCCTGACGGCCTCCTCCCCCGAGGGCGCGCGCGACTACCTCGTCCCCGCACGCAAGCACCCCGGCAAGTTCTACGCCCTGCCGCAGGCCCCGCAGCAGTTCAAGCAGCTGCTGATGACCTCCGGCTTTGACCGTTACTTCCAGATCGCGCCGTGCTTCCGTGATGAGGACGCACGCGGCGACCGCAGCCCCGGCGAGTTCTATCAGCTCGATATGGAGATGGCGTTCGCCTCACAGGAAGACGTCTTCGCCGTCTGCGAGGACGTCCTGCCCCCGATCTTCGCGAAGTTTGGCACGTATGACATCGCATCTCAGCCCCCGTTCCGCCGCATCAAGTACCTCGACGCGCTCGAGATTTACGGCAGTGATAAGCCGGACCTGCGCATCGACCTGACCGCGACGAACGTCTCCTCCCTCTTCGAGGGAAGCAGCTTTGAGGTCCTTGCGGACAAGACCGTCAAGGCTGTCGCGATCTCCAACTGCTCGCTCACGCGCAAGCAGATCGACAAGCTCCTGACCGACTGCGAGGTGCAGGCGGGCGCGAAGGGCTACTGGTTCAAGGTCGACGAAAAGGGCGACCTCGCCGGCGGCATCGCGAAGTTTGTCGACAAGGAAGCTGCTTCCAAGCTCCTGCCGCTCGAGCCTAACACGCTCGTGCTCGTCGCGGGCGGCGAGCTGGCCACCAAGCTCGTCGGCGTGATGATCAAGACGTTCGGCCCCGCGTGCGAGGGGCACATGGACAAGGAGCGCTACGAGTTCTGCTGGATCGTCGACTTCCCGATGTATGAGATCGGCGACGAGAGCGGCGAGCTCGAGTTCTGCCACAACCCGTTCTCCATGCCCGCCGGCGGCCTCGACGTGCTGCTCAAGGCCGAGCGCGGCGAGATCGACCCGCTCACCATCACCGCCGACCAGTACGACCTCGTCTGCAACGGCGTGGAGCTCTCTTCCGGCGCGGTCCGTAACCACGACCCTGAGATCATGATCAAGGCCTTCGAGCTCGTCCGCCTCGGCGAAGAGGACGTGAAGGCCAAGTTCCCCGCCATGTACAACGCCTTCTGCTACGGCGCGCCCCCGCACGCCGGTATCGCCCCGGGCGTCGACCGCATGGTCATGCTGCTCGCCGGTGAAGATTCCATCCGCGAGATCATTCCCTTCCCGATGAACAAGAACGCCCAGGATATCATGATGGGCGCGCCCAGCGAGGTGACGCAGAAGCAGCTTGACGAGCTGCATATTGCGGTCACGGCGCATGAAGAAGAATAATTTAGCTCTCACTGCGTGAGGGTGCAATGGTTTCCCTGCGCCGTGCAGGGGAACGGCAAAAGGGGGGCTATTCTCTTTCCTCGGAAAGAGAATAGCCCCCCTTACACCCCCCAAGAGAAAGGGACGAGGGGCCTTCCCCCTCGACCCCGCACATTGGCAGTCTCGATCTTGAAGAGCTGCGCAGCCTGCGGAATCAGGTGCGGTGTACATGGCTTCGCCATGAATCTTCTGCGATTCGTTACGTCTTGCAACCGCGCCTTACTATCGTGAGGCGCGAGTGACGATTGCTTGGCGGCAGACTGCGTGCCGAATGCGGCATTGCTAACGCTCGCTGTGGGGAGACAGGATATTTGAGAAATGCGGGATAGGGCGGGATGAGAGGGGAGACGGCGGGAAAACCCTTGAAATACGCGGGAAACGGCGACTTTCGGCGCGGGACGGAGGCGCGAATTATCAACAATCTTGAGATGAGGATGCGTCGGCGGCGGTCGGCGCTTTTTTTACGCTCACGAGGCCGCACAACGGCGGCGGCGCGGCGAGGCGCACACATACGCAGAATACAAAGAAGCCCAGGAAACGCCCATATAACGGCATTTCTGAGGCTTTTAGATGGTATGAGCCACTCAGCCCCGTCCCGGAAGTCACAGCAGCAGACCAAGAGGACGAGAGCTTCGCGGCTCATGCTGCTATTGTAGCAGACGCGGCGGCGGATTGCAAGAGGGACAAGCGTGCTAACGGAGCGTTAGAGCGTGCGAGTTTTGGGGAAAACGGGGCTTTTCGGCGCGGATCGGCGGGGATTAGGGCGTGCGCTGGCCGTGCGAGGCGTGCGCGGCGGGGCGGCGAACCGGGCCAAAACAGGCGGCGAGCAATGTGACATTTTTTCAAATCGGCGTCACCTATGTCACATTGCCTATTTTCAAGGGTTTTCGGGCGTTTTCGGGCGGCTGGCACTCAAAAAGCAAAGTGACAGAAAACAGATTTACAACTAAATCAAAACAGTGCAAAAAATCAAGCGGTTCCACCTTGGGCTTCAGCGTCCTCGGCGGGGCCGCTTTTTGTTGCGGAGCTGCCGTTGTGATACGTCCAGTAAATAGACTCTTTTTTCCGTTCGACGTGTTTTCGATATTTGAGATGAACGAGGTCAAAAATGTCCTCCCGCTGCTCCTCCGGCAGGAGGCGATACATGGCGATCAGATCGGCCTCCTCGCCCTCCAGCGGCGAGCCGTCGCAGATCAAACCCGCCGTCTTCTGATGGGCGAAGAGGTCGTCGCTCGCTTTTGCGGGGGACGGTTCAATTTCGAGTAAGTAGTCGGCGGACACCTCGAAAATTCGGGCAAGCGAAGCAAGCGCATTATACCCCGGCTTGCTTTTCCCAGTCTCCCAATCGCCGACGTTTCCGGGAGAAACGCCAACTTCTTTCGCAAGCTGGCCTTGGGTAAGGTTCTTTTCAGAGCGTAGTTTTTTTAGTAGGGCACTGAACACAAAAATACCTCCTCGAAATTGCGGGTAATTAACACGCAAAACTATTGACAAACTCGTAAATACGAGCTATACTAAGTGCGAAAAGTGGTTTATGAATAAAGCAAAATAAATCATAGCACACCCCGACCGAAAAGGAAATAGCAAATCGGCGAACGGTAGAGTAAAAGCGAGCGGCGGAGGCGTTTTTCAGAAGGAGAACGACAACATGAAGAACGACATCGCAGACATCCTGTTCAAGTACACCACTGGCGAGGCCACACTGGAAGAGACGAACGACGCCTTGAAGGAGGCGGAGGCGGGTTTCAGCTTGGAACCGGGCCGCAACGAGATCACCCCCGACGAGATGGCCCTCACCACTGTCGGAGATACCCCGGAGGAGGCCAACGGCTTCGGCCTGTTGGACACCGGCACCGGCAGCATGGAGAAAGTCCACGTCACCAACGGCAAGCTGGACGAGGCGATCAATCAGGTCAACCATGACGGCACGACCAATATGCTGGCCTTCGTCATCATCGGCCCCAATCGTTACGAGGTCAAGGGCGACACCCTGACGGACTGCTAAAGCCCACCAACACCTAAGCGACTCTTAGATTTAATTCCGCCGACCGCCGTTCGCTTTTGCTCTACCACAAACGCCGAGAAAAGGAAAGGAGGCAGATCATGAGACGCGGCAAGAAGCCCACCCGCAAGCAGAAGATCCGGCTCGGGCAAGCGGGCCTCGCCCCGGAGAACTGGCTGGTCGTGAAGCAGAAAGCAAACGGCGAGCTGATCATTCTGAACAAGTACCACGACACGATCCGCGTCATCCCGCCACTGGCCGGATGAGCTTTGCAGGAAGGAGCAGCAGCATGAAGGAGCAACCGCACATCTGCCCACTGTGTGGGCGAGCATACGACGAGCCGCCCGCGCTGTCGCGAGTGGACAACCAGACAGACATCTGCCCAAGGTGCGGCATGATGGAGGCACTGGCGGCCATGCCGAGGCGGGAAACGCCACAGGAGCGGACGCGGCGGGCCGTGTACGCCACGGGCAACCGCTGGGCGATTGAGAACTTTGAAGCGACCCACCACTAAGCCGAAACGCCCGGAAGGGCGTCACCGGGAACTGCCCCACCCGGTCTGAAGATGGCAGGGCAGAAAGGAATGACGGCAGCATGAGAAAGATCAAGAAGATCAACGGCTTCCTCGTGGTCAAGTTCAACGACCGCGAGAAGCGCGAGTACGAGGGCACGGCCCTCGGAGAGTACGGCGTGATCGACGCGGAGGTCTACACGGGCAATCTGGACATCGACCGGGGCGCGATGGAGTACGACGACGCGGACACGCTGGAGGCGGCCGTGGAGCTGGCACGGGGGCTGGAGTCCGAGGAGGACATCACGGACGAGCCGCCCACCTACACCGCCGCCGTGGAAACGAATGAGAGCTATACCGAGGAGACGGTGGAGCCCGCCGCCCTGATCGAGGGCTGGACGCGCCGCCTTGCCACGCAGGTCAAGAGCAAGCACTACCCCGACACCGACCCGCGCACCGCCGCGCACGAGCTTTACGGCTTCAAGATGGCGCTGCATCAGATCGGCTTCCTGCCGGAGAGCGAGGTCATCACCGACCCGGACACCTTCGGCGCGGGACGGCTGGACGGCCCTATGCCGCGCAACCCCGAAGAGCTGCTGGCGTTTGTGTGCGACGAGCGGTGCAAGAACCGGGCCGGACACACGCAGGAGGAACTGGACGCCATTTGCGCGAAGTGCCCGCTGGGACAGCTCTACGAGGACGCGGAGGCACAAGACCTGCGCATCCGGGAGCGGAGCGAGCGGGCGCTGCGGGAGCACATCGAGGGCGTGAGGCACGCTGAGGACACCCTGACCGCCCTGCTTGGCGGGCATGAGGCGCTGGCCTACCTTGCGGCGCTGCGGGACGGACAGATCCTGCAGGAGAACGAGTGCGAGCACTATGCGGCGCAGATCGCCGAGGCGGGCGCAGCGTGGGAGACGGTGCTGGAGGGTGTGAGCTTTGAAGACCTCTCCCGGCTGCGGCACCTGCCGCGGGAGGTGGACGAACACACCAAGGACGGCGGCGAGCTGTTCAACGGCTTCCAGCACGAGACAGAGCGCATCCCGGCGCATCGGCTGGAGGAGCTCCACCAGCTCGGGACGGCGCTTCTCGGCGAGTGTCCGGAGAACGACTGCACGATCTACCGCAACGTGTTCCGCATGGCGGTCGACGTCGACGGGCAGATGGGCAAGCTGACGGGCCACGCGAGGGAGACGATGCAGCGGGAGTATGAGCGGCTGCTCCGGGAGTTGAACCGCCTCTACACCATGAACCACGCGGTGAAGAAATACCGGGAGGCGCAGCATGACAGGACTTGAACTGCTCAAGGCCCCGGAGGCCACGGCGGGTGAGATCGCAGACATCATCTCCGCGCCCTGCCCGCCAACTATCCCCGCCCACTGCGACGGCGTGAGCTGCCGGGAATGTTGGCTGACGTGGCTGACAGGCGAGCCGCCCGAAGAGAAAGGGCCGTCCGATGAACAGACGGCCCCGTGCGGAGGGTGCCCCTTACAGGGCAAAAAGCGCGAGCTTATTCAGCTCGGCAGACTTCTCAAAGAGGTCGGGGAATACGTCAACTCCTCTCCTTCTCGTACTTCGCAATCGCGGTAGCTGCAACTACCGCGATCAGCGAGAGAAGGCTCGAGGCGATCTCGGCATCCTCGGAAAACCGCTCCGGGAACCGAGCCTTCACTTCATCGACAACCTCTTTAGAGAATTTCTGCACATCAATCACAGACAACACCCCCTCCCCGGGCAGCGGCCCAGCTCCATTATACACGAGTGGGAGGGCAAAGGAAAGGAGCAGCAGAATGTTCAGCACAGAAGACCTCAAGACCGCGATCGGCGCGACCGTCATCGCACGGCGAAACGCGGCGGCGCGGCTGCGGGAGGCGGGCAACCCCCGCGACCCGTTCCGGGCGCTGCCGGGGATGGAGCAGCAATTCTTTGAAGCGGCGCAGAGCGTGCGCAGCTACGACCTCGTTCTCAACTTACTTGAGAGAGAAGTGAAGCGGGAGGCGCGAAAGCGTGCGGGGCGCACGGCGCAAAGCGCGGCGGTGTTCCTTATCACGGCAGGGCTCATCATCCTCGCGACGCTGGGCTTCGCGGCGGCGCTGCTGCTGATGCGCTGCCCTGTCCCCGCCGTGAGCGTCACCGCGTTTATAGGCGTGGCAGTCTCGCTGGGCTGGGCGGTCATCCGGAAGTAAGTCTAAGAACAAGGAGAAAGGAGGGCAAGCGATGAGAGGCCCGAAGAAACGGCTGACGCCGTTCGGGAAGATGGTGGTGAAGGCGCTGGCTGACCGGGATATGAGCCGGGCGGAGCTGGCGGCCACGGTGGGCACAAGCCCGCAGTACATGAGCTACATCCTGAACGGGACACGCTCGGGTGAGAAGTACCTCCCGGCGATCATCGCCGCCCTCGCGCTCGACCCGAAGAAGGCGGAGCGGGCGATCGCGGCATGACGCACGGAAGGGAGGGAACGGAGTGCCGGACGTATTCATCACGCTGGAGGAGGCGGCGACCTTTGAAAGCGTCAAGTACAACACGCTCGTCCAAAGGATGAAGCGGAATCCTGAACAATATCGGACGCAAGCACAAGCCCAAGAGGGCGGAGGTAAAGACAGGACGCTAATCTCCACGAGTTCCCTCTCGGCAAAGGCGCGGAAGGCATGGCGAGCCGCGCAGAAGGTGGAAGGGAGTGAGGTCATCATAGACAAGAGAGCACAGGAGGCCGTGCCGTGGTACGTCACCGCTGACCTGAACCAGTACACGGAGGCGAACAAGAAGCGCTTCTATGAGGCGGTAGAGCTGGCGGCACGGGTGCAGGACTTCATCGACTATGACGGCCCTGACCGCACGGGCTACGCCGAGCGGTACGCGCTGGGGCTGGGGATCAGCCCGCAGAGCCTGTACCGCTACATGAAGAACGTGCTGGAGGCGAACGCATGGGCGCTGAAGCTGGAGAAGGAGGACGGCAAGAGCCGGGACTACTTCCGAGCGCTGGCGCTGTGCCGGAAGCCAAAGGAGACGGGTACGTTCCCGAGCTTGACGGACGAGCAGAAGGCGATCATTGAGAACATCTGGTTCGACAAGCGGTTCGCGGCGAACCTCGGCACGATCGAGATGCTCTATGAACGGTTTGAGCTGGAGGCGGAGCGGCGGGAGTGGGAGGAGTATCCCTCCATCAAGACGGTGGCCCGGTATATCAAGTTCCTCATGGGACAGCGGGGTGCGGAGTCTGCCCGGTTCCTCGCCGCCAATGGGACGCGGGAGTGGAAGAACAAGCGGATGATGAAGGGCAAGCGCGACGCGACGAGCCTTCAAGTCATGGAGTATGTCGTCGGCGACGAGCACACCTTCGACTTTTGGGTGCAGTGGACGGCCCCGAACGGCAAGATCAAGGCCGTGCGCCCGAAGCTGGTTGCGTGGCTGGATAAGGTGCTCGTGACGCCGACGTGGAAGATCGAGGGCGCGGTCGCCAAGGTGGAGGCGTGCAACAACGGTTTTGACGCCGTTCCCACATGGGAGGACATCACGGCGATGGTGCAGATCAACCGTGTCTACAACTTCACCAACAAGACCAAGACCGCGAGCAAGTGGGGCGTGAATATCCGTTTCACCATCACAAAGAATGAGGGCTTCGAGGGTGAAGTCTCCATCTCGGGTTTCGGAGGTGCGTATGAATAAAGCTATGAAGTATTTGACTCCGAAAAAACCTATCTCCAAGATCGCCCGTGACCGGGCAGAGGAGATGGAAGAACGGAATGTCGACCTCTACGAGGCGATCGCTGGACTCTTTGAAGAGCTGGCTGCGCTGGAACAGTCCAACGCGGAGCTGAAAGCCCGTGTTGAAATGCTTGAAAAAGGAGGTAAGCAGAAATGAAAGTTAAGACCTATATGATCGCCGTCTATGCCGTTCTCGTCAAGAACGGCAAGCGCGAGATCGAGGAGCTTCCCGAAGCCTATATCATTCCTGTTGCTGAGTATTTGGCTACTCAGGAAGAAGCTACCAACGAATGAGATAAGCGGTGAAGCAAAAACCCCGAGGTAAAGGCAGTTTACATCTTTCCCGGGCAACCACAAAGGCTCGTCCCGCAGTACACGCAGACCACCTTGAAGGGGGCCGCGTTTGCTGTGGGACGAGCCTAAGATTTTCTTCTTAGAACGGCGCTATTTTTTCTCAATTATCCTGTCCGAATTTCTCAAAAATCGTGTCGCGCTACACTCGCCGCATTGTGGAGACTGGCGGTAGACGGAAATTACTGCGCACTTCTATAAGATCAGCAGAGCGGCAGCGGATAATAGAAGCAGAGGCAAATCGTATAGCAATGCCAACGCGGCAACGCCGCGCTATGGGCAGTGCAATCGGCAAGCATTGCAGCTCTTCGAGCTGCTCGCTTGCAATGTGAAAACCTTTCTCTTGGGGGATTTAAAGGGGGATATTCTCTTTTGTGAAAGAGAATATCCCCCTTTGCCCGCTCCCCTGCGGGTACGCAGGGATTCTCGGTTTGTCTTGACAAACAATATCAGTCATGGTATGCTGTGCGCAATAAAGGCATTGAGAAAGAAGCCTTTTCTTTTCACCCGCTCAAGAGAGGGGACGGCCGGTGCAAGTCCCTGCGGAACGGAAAAGGCGG